CGGGTGGGTGCGCTATCCTTGCCAGAATTATGAAAACTGGGAAAAGCCCGAGTGCAACCCGCCCCAATGCGAAGCTACAGGCGTTTGTACTAAAGACCTTATTAGGATCAACGATTAAACCGGCAAATCGGCTAAGTCCCGAGGACATACACGCCCGCTTAATCTTTTTTATAGGCGCTGTATTAGCTGTAACTTTTTTTACTATCACCTTTGGCGCTGTTTATGCCCTGGTATTTGTAACACAGCCTATAAATGCACAGAGTCCTAATGACCGTGACTTTATACAGTTGCTACAGACTTTAGCCATATTTTTAACGGGTGCGCTAGGCGGGGTGTTAGCTGGTAATGGGCTAAAGTCCAAGGCTGATAAAGACACAAAGAAAGACACGCCGCTAGAAAACTAGCAATATGTCGCAGGCATAGGTCATACTTTTACTACACGCTGAGAGGGCTACTTAGCAGGTAGAGCTATCAGCCATAACTAAAGGGGCTGTATGTTAATAGATCTAGCAGTAATTTTATTTACGGTGCTAATGGTAGGTATGTTTATGTTAGCTGCCTATCGCACAGGCTACCGCGAGGGCCACGGTGACGGTTATCTACGCGGTAAAAATATTTCTAAGGCGCTAAGAGAGGCCAATAAATGAGCAATTTCTTAGAGGGCTATGAGGATGTAAACGCTCGCATAACTAGGGCGCGGGCAGAATATCCGGGCTTGCGCCTAGTTGCATACATAGAGGATATAAGCCTAAAAGATGGCTACATACTAATCAGAGCTGAGGCCTATAAAAACTATGATGATGAGAAGCCAAGCGCTGTAGATTATGCGCTAGAGGTTAGGTCAGACCGTGGCGTTAATGCTAATTTTTGGGTAGAGAATTGCGTTACTAGCGCTTATGGTCGCGTTATAGGCCTGCTAACACCCGGTGGCATAGGTAGACCTACACGGCAGGATATGGACAAGGCACAAAGCCTTACAGCCCCTACAAAGTTTATTAAAACAGTAGCTACAGACCTGCCTAATGAGCCAAGCTGTAAACACGGCTTTAGGATGTTGCTAGAGGGCATAGGCAAGACAGGTGCGCCATACAAAGGCTGGATGTGCCGCGAGAAAGTAAAGGCCAACCAATGCCCGCCAGTATGGATGCGTAAATATAATGAACAATGGCTAATGCCAGAGGATTACACAGAGGTAGTTACAGAGGCAGGGCTTAACCTAGATCCTGTAGCTGAGCGCGAGCTTGTGCCGGAAGCATTTATGAGCGATAGCGAAAGGGCAGCCCGTGGAGCCAATTAGACAGATAAAGGCAGATTATGGCCGCGAGCAAAGGCTAGCTAATTACTTGGAGAGTGTTTTGCCCTGGTCGCTAACGCCTACGCCTGCATTTTACTTTACCGATTACCACATAAATAAGAAGTTAGAGCAGCACCGCGAAAGCTACATAGGTGATGTAGAGATGAAGTGGCTTAACACGCCTAGCAGCCAATTAGCTATATTTAACTATAACAAACTACAGCTTATGGCAGCTGTGCCGGTGTACACACAGGGCGTAGACAGCTATCACCGTATATGTTTTAGGTTTACAGACGGGCTACTGTTAGTGCCTGCCCTGGCTCTTCTACGCCTGCCACCTGTGCTATTTACTAGATCTGATACACACGAAACCGATTTAGTAGTAAAAGTAAAAGCTAGCGATTTTGCTACCTGTTTTAGACCTGAGCGCGTAGATTAGGACTATGGAAACTATGCTTTACATAGAGGCTCAATGCCGACAATGCAAGACCGTAACGCTACAGCTAGAGCGCGTAGTATCTGATCACCTGCCACCTAACGTTAAATGCCTACAATGCACTAGATGTGGGCTACTAGATATAACTATGGTAGATGTGGATAACGCTAGACAGGTGCTTAATTAAGTTATCCACAGGGGCGCAAAACCTGTGGACAACACGCCCAAGCCCCGTTCAAGTTATCCACATAATCGCTTTATGCTTGACTACCTTGCTACACTTTCTGCGCTGCAAGCGAGCCCCGAAGGGCGATAGCTCGCTAAAGCTGCGAAGGTGTTGGGTAGGTCTATGCTTATTTGTAAGCTCGCTATCTTTACAGACCTTACCCAGTTACGCTGATCTAAATGCTACAGATGCTTACAAAATCTATGCACATATCAAGATAGGCAATTATAGACAATTTGTATGTTTAGAGAAGCTATGGACTAAAGAGAGTAATTGGCGGCCTAAAGCAACTAATCCTAAATCTACAGCATATGGTATACCACAGCTGTTAAAGCTAAAAGAAACAAACCCTTACAAACAGATAGACTTAGGGCTAAAGTACATAGATAAACGATATAAAGGTAGCCCGTGTAAGGCTTTAGATCATCATAAAAAGAAAGGTTGGTACTAATGGCTATAATAATTTGTAAGCATTGTGGCTTACCTAGTGATGAAAGCGAGATTATATGGAGCAGACACAGAGATTACGAAGCCTGGTGTTATAGTTGCGTGGAAGCGCAAGATGAGGACATATTAAAACGTGTCTAAGCGCGGTGACCCTAGAGTAAACAGGGCTTATAGATATAAGTTTAGAAACCAAGTATTAGCTAGAGATAGCTACACCTGTTATTACTGTGGGGCAGATGCAGACCAAGTAGACCACGTTATACCTGTAAGTAAAGCCCCAGAGTTAGTAATGAGCTTTGATAATGCTGTGGCCTGTTGCAAGCGCTGTAACGTATCTAAGGGCAATAGATCTCAAGGCGTTTTTTTAGCTAAGAAGGCTACCCCCCCTGTCTTTTCTGGCAATTTATCCCCGAAAACGGACATAAGGCCACAAAGTGGACCCTGTTTGGGCCAGCCTGAACAGAGCCCTAACTAATGACTAGTAAACCTAAACAGCCGCTCCGGGGGCTAGCGAAACCGCGCCTGCATAACGTTTTGTTATCGGGGCCTACACGCGGTGGCGAGGTTGCAGAGCTAGCAGAAAAAATAGGGCTGCCGCTTTTACCCTGGCAGCGCCTAGTGCTAGACGATATGCTTACAATAGATAAAAATAAAATGTTTATACGCAAGACCAGCCTAGCTATCACAAGCCGTCAAAACGGAAAAACACATTTAGCGCGTATGCGTATATTAGCTGGCCTGTTTTTGTTCAATGAGCGTAACCACATAATTATTAGCTCTGCTAGATCTATGGCTTTAACTACTTTTAGAGAAGTAGCTAATGCAATAGAGGATAATCCAGAGCTAAAGAAGCAACTAAAAAAGATACTTTACACAAACGGTAATGAGGCAATAATCTTAAAAAGCGGGGCTAGGCTAGATGTAAGAGCTGCTACCCGCGATAGCTCGCGCGGTGCTAGCGCTGACTTTCTGTTTATAGATGAGCTACGCGAGATAACACAAGAAGCTTTCGCAGCTGCTACGCCTGTTACCCGCGCAAAACCTAATAGCCAAACTTTGCTAGCTAGTAACGCAGGTGATGCCTTTAGCACTACGCTAAATGAGCTACGCGAGCGCTGCCAGGCTAACCCGCCGCCGTCTATGGGCTACTACGAATATAGCGCCCCGCCATTTTGCGCTTTAGATGATCGTAAAGCTTGGGCAGCTGCTAACCCGGCGCTAGGCATACTAATAACAGAGGATGCGCTAGCCGAGGCGCTTACGGTGCAGACTACAGAGCAGTTTAGGACAGAGAGCCTTAGCCAATGGATAGACAGCTTGCAAAGCCCCTGGCCTTTTGGCGCTGTTGAGGATGCAAGCGACATAAATCTAAAAATGGCTCCTGGCCCGCTTACTGTATTTGCCTTTGATGTAAGCCCTAGCCGCCGAGATGCCAGCTTAGTTATGGGCCAAGTATTGCCTGACGGCAAGATAGGCGTTGCAGTACTAGAAACCTACAGCTCACAGGTAGCAGTAGATGAAATCGTTATAGCAGCTAGTATAAAAAAGTGGTCAGATCTGTATTACCCGCGTTTAGTCTGCTACGACAAATACACTACTGCCAGTATTGCCCAGAGGCTACAAAATGCAGGCGTACAAACCCGAGATGT